TCTTGTCCTGCTATATCTATAGTACATTTAACTGTTTGAACAAGTGGTTTTGATGCAACTGATGCTGTTGTATCTGGATATTTTAAGAATAAATATATTTCAGTATCTGCATCTGCTATTGCCATCATTGCTTTATGTGTTTCTTGTATAAACATCATTTCTATATCAACAGCTTCTGCTTTTCTTTTGCCTTTTGCCATTCTTTCTTCATCTAAATCTAATGCACTATATGTTTGTCCTTCTTTTAAAGTTTTTAATTGTCCAACTTTTTGAACATAACCTATTTTTGTTTTATCTCCTGTCAAGCTTGTTGCATATGATACTTCTGCTTTCATTGCAACTTGTGGTGTTGTTGCTTGTGGTGTTGTTACTTTTGGTGTTTCTACTCCCATCTCTAATTCCTCCTTATTATTTTAAATTAAAAGAGGTCGTTATTGAATTATAACGAACCTCAAATGTTATTGTTATACCGTATTTTTGCAGTATTTGGTCATATACTGCAGGACTGGTATTTGTCCTTGTAAAATTAAGTTCTTGAAGTTTTTCATCAACTTCATCTGCCATTTTCATTGCTTGACGTTGCTTTTCATTCCAACAAGTTATTGATATTTGAAATATAGATTTGATTGGAAATGCATTTTCAGTTAAATTTACTGATTTCAAAGGTGTATGTAATTCCAAACAAGGGAATTTACTTGTAATTGTTGGATTTGTTAATATTTGTTTATACTTCAATGATTCTAGTTTTTCATATACTAAATCGCTAAACTCTAATTCGCTTAAATCTTTCATTACTTACATACCTCCCTTAACATCTCATCTAATTTTTTCTTAACTATTTCTGCATTTTCATTTCTACTTTTAAAACCTGCATCGGCTATAAAGTGGTTGGCTTTACTACCATGAGCAATATAAAAATCCATACCTTGAATATTTACAACTGGATAAGGCAATGCCTTTTCAACTTTACTTACTGGAATAAACCATTCTGTGTAACCACTCTTTAAAAAGTGTTTTGATTTTCCTACATGTTCCATCTCAGCATTAGCACCTGTACCAAAATATTCAAAAAACAAATATGAAACTCCATTACTCATAAATTTAGAAGGGTCTGCATAAACTTTTCCCTTCACTTCTTTAGTAGACATATCAATCATTTCAACTAATATGCCTTCTTCATTATGTCCTTTTTCCAACCTTATAGCATAGCCTCTAATGTTTTTTAATACATCTTCTGAAAATTATGTTTTACTTTTATATTACAATTGAAATTTATCATTGTATTTTCTCCATTCTATATACATAAGTACTTCCTATTTTATTTTTGTCCAGTACTCTATATTCAGGAATAAACTTCTCTAATTTTGAGATATCTTCAAATGATATTCCATTACCTTTTTGTATATCATAATTTCTAGTCGTACGACCTTTATATGTACTATAATCCACTTCACCAGTAGACTTTCTATCTAACTCATTGACATCATTTTGCATATTTAACCAAGCTTGTCCTTTATATTTCCATACTTTATCTGGTTCTCCATGGTTTTCTATTTCTTCATATTCGGATATATATACTTTTGTTAAATCTCGTAATAGCATTATTTAATCCTCCTCAAACCAGATTTTATAATGTCATTTCTTAATTTATCTATTATATCTTCAAATGATGTTGAAATAGAACCTTCATTACGACTTGTTAAGCCTTCTGCTCCCCTTGAAAGATATATTGCTTTTACTGCTTTCTTAATATATGGAAATAACTTCTCATCATTTTTTTGTCTATTAGAAATATCAGAGGCAATAGAGCTTACTTCCTCTAATATTTCTTTTAATACATTTTTGTCATCTTTATAATTAGCTCCTAAATCAGCAATTATTTTATCTATATTATCGTCCATTTTCTATTGCCTCCTATTTTTTTCTAAGCCATTGAAGTAATTGTTGTCATTCCTGCTTTTTTTGCTTTATTCTCTGAATTAACTTCAACAATAATTATTTTTTGACCTGTTGTTGCTGTTATTTCATCTGTTCCATTCCAAGCTGTATATCCAGATGTGCAGACAGCATCATAAGCTGGCATTGTTGGATTAGCTGCTGTTTTATATTTATAACTGTTTCCTGTAGATAGTGATGGTGTAACAGTTATTTTTGTTTTTCCTGTTGATGTTCCTGCTTCTGATTCTACAGTTAATTCTGTAAGTTTAGCATCTGTTACATAGAATATAGTATCTTCCATTAATGCTTTTGTTCCTTTATATAAGAAATCTTCTAATGCTACGGCATCATCGAATGGTACTTTTTCTGCTCCATATTCTGATACATAGAATGGTTGAGCTATAGCTCCATCCATCATTACAACAGCTTTTACACCTTCTGGTAATCTTGTTGATTCATAAACTCTAACAGAATCATACATACCAATTGCTTGTTCCTTTGGATCTGTAGCAGCTGGTAAATCGTCAAGAATTTTTTTCATTCCTTTTCTGTATTCGCTATCAACAACAATTACTAATAAATCTGATTCTATTCCATCAATAAAATCATTTCTTAATGTTCTTGCTTTTTGTAACAAAGTATCAATTGTATCTTGAATATTGTCTTTTGCTTGTACTTCTGTTCCTTTTAATACTTTGGCAAAAAATTCTCTATCTAAGTATCTTATAATAGCTGATTGATGATTTACTTTTCTTTTTTCAGCCATACCATCAATACCATAAAGTTTTACGTCTTTTCCTTGTAGTTCTTCTACAATTTCTTTATCAGTATCTATAACAACTTTTACTGGTTTAGCTTTTACTTTATCTCCTTTACCAGCTGCTCTTGCAGTACCTTTGTCTTTTAATTCTGCATTTACAAATCTTTTGTATTCAATTACTCCACCTTCTGGATTTCCTGAACCATTTTTTGCTTTGATTTGTTCTGATATTGCTCTTGATGCAACATTTTCTAGAACTCCACTTAATACTTGTTTTAAATTATCTTTTGTTTTACCATCTTGTAGCATTATGTTTAATGCTTCTTGTGTAATTTCTCCCATTTTTTATTCCTCCTATTTTTTAATAACTTGATCTAGCTATTGATTTGCTTTTTGTATTATCAATACCTGTTTTTTGTATTGGAGTATCTTCTTTTAATCTTTCATTTACAGCTTTTTCAACAGCTTTATTAAAAGCATTTGAAACTTCTTCTATTTTTGAATTAATTTCTTCTGCCTTAACTGTTTCAAAATTAAAGAAAGTTAATAAAGATATATCCAATCCTTTTTCACTTGCTATTTTTGTTGCTTGTTCTTTTAATTTATAAGCATTTAATTCTGCAAGTGCTTTTTCTTTGTCTGTTCTTTCTTTTTGTGCTTGATATTCAAGTTTTTGTTCTTTGTTCATTTTTGCTAACTTTTCAGCTTCACTTTTTTCACTGTTCATCATTTCTTCCCAGTTTGTTTGTGCTGTGTTTATAGCTTTTTGAACTCTTTTGTCAAATTCTGCTTGATTCTTTCCATCTTTCAGAAAATCATCAAATGTAACAGGATTGTTGTTTGCTCCTGTATTGTTTTGGTTATTTGCTCCCACTGATTCATTATTTGCCCCAGTATTAGCATTATTTGGATTGTTATCTTGTCCTTCCATTCTTTACTCCTTTTGCCCCAGCCATTGCTAAAAGCCCCAGCCATTGCGAATTTGTATTCTGTTGTTCTTTATAGCCTGCAATCAGTAAAAAGGCATAAAAAATAGGCGTACGTCTACGTCTAAAATTTATAATTATAAAATGTTAATAACTTATTTATCTTTTTCTTTAACATTAAGATATATCGCATATCCTACTATTCCTGCTAATTCTGTTAATATTGTGGCTATTACTCCACACCAAAATGGATTTATATACATATTATTTTTCCTCCTTATCCTTGGAAATGAAAAATCTTTCTATCTCTATTACAGGTTTTTCACTTACTTTCTGTGTAAATTTCACTTCGGTTACAAATTCTATTTTATTTTCATTTATTAATATATTAGTTATTCCACCGTCGCTTTTTATTTCTAACGTGTCACCTTCTTCTATAATATATTTTTCCATTACTTTTATTGGCTTTTTTTCTTGTATCATTTTTTAACCTTCTTTCCATAATAAAAGCACCTACTTTTTAGTAAGTGCTTAACAATATTATTTATTCAATTATTTCATGTTGTTCCAATCTATAAGCTCCAATATTAGCTCTACAATTTTCTTCAATATCTTTATAATGTTCTTCTAAATTCACTTCTCTGTCTTTTACATGTTTATTAGTTTTTATTAACTCTATAAATCTTTTTTCTGCTTTTTCTTTTTCTTTATATATTTCTAGAATCCAATCAATATAATCATCATACTCTTCTTCATTGTTTTCAAAAATTATATATATTTTCATTTGTTCAACTCCTTTTCTAAATATTCTCTATATTCTGCAAAACTATTCCATTCTTCATAATTAAAACCTAATGGTCTTTTGCCATTTTTTTCTATATACTTATGAATTAACTCTTTTACATCATTTGGTATAATCATTATATAACTTCACTACCTTTTCTTTAATTTCTTTCAACCCTGAAATACTATTAATTATATCTAATGTATCCTTGTTATTTGTTAGATATGCTGACATTATATTTGCAGACAACTCTTTTTCTATTCTTGTTGTATCTTCAAGCCAATATCTGTTTGAATGATTATAGTTTCCTGATATTTTACTATTTGTTATAGCAGAAAAAATATCACTTAATGTCATATTGTCTTCATATTTACTACTAGATAACATTTTGATATATTTATCTTCATCTATATCTATTTGTAATCTTGTTCTTCTTAATTCGTTATCTATATTTAATTTATCAGATATATTATTTCTTATATCTATCATGTGTATAATTTCATGGCTTAAACTTTCTGATAAATCATAATATCTAAAATCTGAGTGATTTAGATTTATGTATATTTTATCATCACTAACACTATATCGCATCGGAACATTCAAGTTATTATCTATTTTTGCATTGTTGCTTGTTAGATATTTATTAAATAGCCTTTTTACATTTGGATTTAATTTCGTGTTACTTAAAACTTGTTTAATATCTTTACTTATTTTTGGTATATCTAGATTATACTCTGTTTTTTCTTGTTTTTCAACTGGTGGTAAATACATTATAGTTGACCTGCAATAATGAAAGTGATGTTGTATTGGTGGAAGATTTAAGCCTAGTACCAATCCATTACATCTAATTCTTTGTATTGTTAGCTCTTTTTGTGTCTCACCATAATATCTGTCAAATACATTTTCTTTGTTAATATAAAACTCTTGATTATTTAAACTATCACACATTAGAGTTGTTTTGTTATCTTCTACTGCAATAAATCTAACTTTTGAATTCTCTTCCGTTACTTCTTTTATTCCTTCTACCTTTGCTAGATTATTTAATCCAATCATTTGCAAATCTGCTGCACCTGATATCTTATCATTATTTATATTAAGTTTTTGATTATTTTGTCTATTTATTATTGTTTGAAACTCACTAGAATCGATTTCTAGGTTTTTTTGTTGTTGCATATTTAGAATTGCTTGTTTGTATATTTGTTGTGTATTATACTGCATTGTTGATTCAATGTACTGTTTCCAATTAAAGCCACTGTAATTAGGTTGATCTAATAATGCAAGAAGCAAAGCCATCGTTAATATTGATGGCTTTTTCTTTTTGTTTACCTCTTGTTGACCCTGTTCGTAATAATAATTGGCATCTTCATACATTATTTGTGTTTCTTGTTCTGCAAGTTTGTTTTGCTCTTCTACATATGAACTGTAAATAAGTAACTCTAGTATTTCACTATTCTTTACTCTTGTTCTCTTATAAATATTGTTTGCTAATACAGTAAAATAGCTATTATTCTTTAATAAGCCTTGTTCTTTCCATTGTTCTATATATGTATTTATTCTTTTTTTAGTTTTATTATCAGCAATATTATAGATGTTTTCGGTTGTAAAATTAAATGTATCAAAGATTTCTTGAAGTCTGTTCTGTGTTTGTTTTGATGTTTTATTATATAGTTGTTTTAACTGTCTCATATAATTATCATGTACTTTCCACATATAAAACACCTCTATTCTTTATTGATTTGCTTATTACCAACTTTTGTTTGCTCTTTCTTATTGTCTGCTGTTAGTTTTTGTACTTTTTGTGTATCTGTCAAATCTGTTACTTTGTCGTCCTGTTTGTCTTCTTTGTTATCTTGCTCTACTCCTGTTTGTCCCATCATTTGCATTTGTTGTAAATTCTTTTGAATATTCTCTTCATTTTGTTTATCCATTTCAGCAATTTCTGATTCTGCATCTAATCCAAATGGTAAATGACTTATAATTGACTTATCACTTATTAAGCCTCTTAATTTTAACCAAGCATTTGTTAAGCTTTCTGTATCTGTAGGCAAATTACGTATTAATATAACATCTATATCTCTAAAGTCATACTCTTTATTTTTCTTTAAATTAATTCTTGCTGTTATCATTTCCCACATTCTTAGGTATTCTTTCCTAAATAAATGATGTGCTTGTTGTAATACTTGTTCTAAAGGAAAAAACTTCTTTTCTAAAGCTGCTGCATTATCAGCATCAGTGAAACCTTGATCTGTTACATTCGGTACTCCTGAAATCATAAGTGCCATATCTAAACATGTTTTTTTATGATTTTCTGATGCAGTATCATTTATATCCTTTATGATCCAGTCTATGTCGCCTTCTTTGTCTGGTGTATAAAATACTTTAGCATTAAGAATAGCTTCATCCTCTTGTACTCTTGCAGGATTTTTTGTCATTATTACATTTCCTTCTTTATCTTTTTGCTCTTCTCCTTTATCATTCAAAAGTGGTATTAACGGATCATTCATTGGAGAAAATCCTGTTACTTTTAATTTTGCATTATCGTTATAATCAAAAATGTTTGCATTATTTTCAATTACTTTTTCATTTTTGTTTATTAGAGTCATAACATTTTCAAAAAAAGCCATTCCATAAGGGTTTTCTACAGCAAAGCAAGGCAAATCAGTCCATCTTACGGGTTTATTGCTACCATCTACTTCTTCAAAGTTATATTCAGCATTTTCAGTAATTGTTTTCTTTTCTATACCATCTACAAATTGTTTTTTGTAATCTTTGGTTATTATTTCTAAATGTGTTTCAATTCCACCTGTAGCCGTATTTTCATACCAACATCTTAATAAGCCTATTTTTGTACTTGGTACGTCATAATTCCATATTGCTACTGTATTTAAACTTGAAACATTTGCATATACCTCTTCATTATATTTGTTTTCATATACCAATCCATAGCATGCTCCTGTAGTAATATAATCAAGTACACAGTCATAAAAAAAACTACCATTGTCATTATATTTTGCAATATAATCAATAATAGCTTGATAGTCCTTTGGATCATTCTTTTCTCCAAATATTCTTTTAAATATTCTATTTAAAATCCCTTTTTGAGTTTCATTTATATTTTTTACTTTAAACTGAGGTTCTTTTCCTCCAAAATATCCACTTGCAATAATACTTATATAATATTCAAGTGCAACAACAACGTCTTTTTTATCATACTTTCTTGTAAATCTATCTTGTAAGTATTTTCTATGCATAAATATTGGCAATGCTTTCCCCCATAATATACTTATATTTTGGTTTATATTTTTTTCACTTAAAAACTCATCTTTATATTGTATTTTTTCTACAAAACCCATTTTCTTTCTCCTTTACATTATATTGTTATAACCAAATTGTAATTTCTTTTGATTTATGTATTTTTCTACTGCATATCTCATTGCGTCCATCAAATGATTGAAATCATCTATTGGTCTATTTATCTTGTTTCCAAACTTGTCCTCGTCCCAAGTATAATTACTTATTTCTGTTATAAAATTTACGCATCTAGGATGTATTATTATTTCAAAATCTTGTATAAATTGAATACCATTATTTATGCTGTCTTTTCCTTTTAATGCACCTGTAATATGCCTTAATCCTAATCCTCTTAATTCATCTATTGACTTTGGTTCTGCACTATCTGCCGTTATCTTTTCTTTTGAATAACCCATTTGATTTATTTGGTCATATATCGCTTTGTTACTCATTCCTTTTTGATATATTTCATCATATACATAAATCTTTTTGTTTTTTAAATCTATTGCACCACAAAATAGTGCTGTCGGGTCGTTTGTATAACCAAAGTCTAACCCAAAAGCACTATCTAAGCTTCTTATTGTATTTAATTCAAATTTTTCTTCTTTCCAATTTTCATATACTAATCCATCAACTATACCCCAGTTACCTAATCCTGCAACTTGATATCTTCTAGGATTATTTTTTTTCATTCTTTCGAACACTTTCTTGTCTGCTTCATCTAGCCACTCATTACACATATAGTTTGTTGTCATTGCTAATACATCAGCATCTTGAGTATCGAAAAATCTTTTTTTAATCCAATGATGTTCATTCCAAGGATTTAATGTTATTGTTATTTGTTTGAATAGTCCTTCTGGAACTTCTCCGTCTTATACTTTCATCTATTACATCAAAATCAGATTCTTTTGTTATTTCGTATGCTTCTTCAATCCATAACCAACATAAAACACCAATATCTACTGATATTGATGTTACTTTTAATGGGTCGTCTAATCCTCTGAAATATATTTTCTGTCCTGTAGGTTTGTATGTCATTTCTAATGGGCTTTCTTTTATTTCCCAGAAACTGTCTACTTGTAATCTATGTATTGCCCATTTTAATTCTGTAAAACAACTATCTTTTAACGTTCTAAACGTCTTTCTAATTACAAGTGTATTAGCTTCTTTATATTTCATCATATTGCTTATTATCCATAATGCTGTTGTCTTGGATTTTTTACTTGCTCTTGAACCTTTGCATACTCTATATCTACATTTGCAATGCCAATATTCTGCATAACCTTTTCCAACTATACTTTGTAATGATATGTTATTTACTTGTTTCTGTGTATTTTTATTTATTATTTTATTCTGTAATATCATCCGTTATCACCACTGGTATATTTCCAGCCACTTCAACTTTTTCTTTAAATGTTCCATATCTTTTTCCAAGCAGTTCTGCACATTTTGTTCTATCTTGTAATGAAGCATCTAATCCAAATTGGTCTTTTTCTTCTCCTCGCATTACTTTTGTTAAGTACTGTAATACTTCATCCTGTGAGGCAATTCTTTGGTCTTCTTTTTCTTGAAGTTTTATCTTTATAAATTTGTCTAGTTTTGACAAGTTTTGCGAACCTATTCTATTAAGATTTTTTCCCTTATATCCAGCTTTTTTACAAGCTTCTGTTGCATTTGCAGTTTCTATATAATAATCAATAAATCTCTTTTGCATTTCTGTTAATGCGTTATATTCATCTTCTATATTTTCATATTCCATCTGCCTCACTTCCTTTTCTATGTTCATCTATTAGATATTTCATTACATCTACTTTACTATAACATTCTTCTTTCTGTTTGTATCTATCTTGTAATTCAAACTCATCTGTTTCTTTGTTATATATTTCTACTTGTTCTTTTTTTAGTATTTGATATTTAGTACAATACTTACAATTCTTTTCACTATAAAATTGGAAAGTATTTATTTTATATATTTGTCCTTTTATCGATAAGAAATATAATAATTTATTAATGTTTTGGTTTATGTTCATAACTTTTCTCCATAATAAAAGAGCCTACTATTGTAAGCTCTCTGTTTTATTTCTATTTTATCTCTTCCATTAAGGATTCAATTATATCTATAAATTCTTTGCCTGTTAATGAGCAATCTATATTTTTATTTATAACTTGTATATCCTTTATTTTCTTAAGCTTGTTTAAGTTGTTATTTAGCCTTTCTATCATTTCTCTTGTTATAATACCATAACAACATTCTCTAATTTCTTTTAAAGTTTCCTGAGCTATTAGATCATCTTCTTTATTTTGAAAATTTTGAAATTCTGTTGTATCCACAAGATAAGCATTTTTTTGTCCTTCATCTAATTCTATTGTATTTTCTTTTCCACAAATAGGACATTTGCATGTCAGCAAATATTTATCTTTGCCCTTAATCATTTTTGTTTCTTCTATTCTAATTTGTTTATTCCTAATTGGTATTGGCCTATGAGTATATCCTTCTTTAATTGCATAATATTCTTTATCTTCTACACAATTCATACATTGAAATTTAAAACACATACTTCATTCCTCCTTTTTCGAGTATTTTATCATATTCTCTTTGAAAAGTTTGTCGAAATTTAGCGAAAATACTTATTTATTATTTCATTTATAAAATCATTAATACTTGCAACTACTTCGCATACATCTTCATATGTAAATGTTTTTTCGTTATTTTGATTATGACCACATTCATACAACCATACATGAGTTAGTTCGTGTTTTAAAGTTTTGATTATATTTGCTTGATTCTTTAGTAACATTATTTTTTGGTTTCTATATATTGTTACTCCTAAAGTCCCCTCTGATTTCATTTCATTATTTATTGTTGCTTCATCAACTTCTTCTATTGTCCATTCTGTATTATTTATCTTAAATTTCATTTTATTATGCACCTTTCTTTAATCCTATAAGGACAAAATACTTTGCCTTCTCTCAAATTAGTAATTTCTAAAAAAGAACAGTTTTTACACTGCTCTGGTAATTCATTTTTTATTTGTTTTAATTTGTCATTATCTTTATATTTTTGCTCTTCTTCTATCATATCTAGTACTTCCTCACAACTGTCAAATTTACATACTTTACACTTTTTATTTCCATTAGGGCATATTTTATTATCTATTAAACATTGAATCATACTCTATTCCTCTTCTGTGCATGTTAATTTGCTATCTATTCTTCTTACTATTTTACAGTCTATGTTCTTTGTGCATGTGCTACAGTTTTCTTTCTTATACTTTTCTATTCTTTCTTGATTAGTCATATGTACATCTCCTTTTTTGTTTATAAACACTACGAAATATGTAAGTTATATACAATTGCACTCTAGAACTGAACGGCTACTATTTGCCATTCTGCTATATATGTTTACATACTTCGTACTTTTTTATAAAAAAATAATATGTGCGGATACTTTATAGTCCACCCGCAAAGCCACTCCAAGTTTTTATTTACGACAGTTCTTATGACTGTCCTGGCGACACAGGTAGGATTCGAACCTACGAGCCGTTTCCGACTTTCAGTTTTCAAGACTGACGCATTAAGCCATCTCTGCCACTGTGTCATTTGGATGCATCTTCAAGACTCGAACTTGAAACTTCAGCATTCAAAGTGCTGTGTTCTACCATTTGAACTAAAAGGTGCTTTCCAATGAACAATTTAAAAATATATATTAATTACCTAGCATATTAATAACATAGTAAAAAGAATAGACATTTAAAACATCTATTCTTAAAAAGACTAATTTGTTTGTGAGACCATTTCTTTTATCTCTGATTATATATATATCATATTTTTATGGTGACATTCAGTAACTTTTAGGGAAAATTTTTTATTTCTTCAAATTTTCTTAGCCCTATACTATTTGCCTTTTTTGTATATTCATAATTATATTTTAAATCACAAGCAACTTGTACAAGTTTATCACCATTTATATAATGTTTTTCTAATATAGTTCTATATGGTTGTTCTATGTAATCTAATTGTTTCAATATTTGCTTTTGTATTTCCTGTTCTTTTACTACCTTTTCTAGTAATTCATTTATATTGTCTAGTAATATTGCTACTTTTTCAGCCATACTATCTTGGACTTCTTTACTTCCTTTTGGCATATCCGATAATACAGCTGTAATATTTACTATACTTGTCTTATACTCTTCTATGTATTCTAATCTCCCTTTTATCCATTCTTGGTTATATTTATAGTTTTTTAAATCTTCTCTAGTCATATCTTTTGTGCCCCTTTCTGTTTATTTTTAATATTTTCTCTTATTAATTCATCTTTAAGGTTGTCTAAAATCCTGTATGCTTCATTTAATTGTTGCTGATTATATTTTCTCTTGTCTAAACTTATAAAGTCTATATTTTCTAATTTGTTCATTGTGTCTATTACTATGTTGTATATATGATTTATCGTCATTTGTATCACTCCATTCCGTTATAATAATCTCCTAAATTTATTTTATGATATGTAGAGAAGATTTAAAATTTTTTTTATATAACAAAGAATGGATAAAAGG